ATTCTCCGCAGGATCAAGGCGTCGCGATTGTTTTTCGCCCCTGGGGAACGACAGCCATGTTTCGTCTGCGGAAAGTTCAAGAGCATCACGCAGACGCACCATGTGATCCCGCTCACGGCGCAATATGATCGCGGCTTCGAATATCCCGACGACGAGCATGAGTGGTTGTGCCCCAGTCACCACATCATGGCGCACCTTTTTATTCCATCCGACGACCGTTCATACGAGCCCAGCGCCTTAAGAAGAAGCGGCGCTACGCTCGCCGCCATCCATCCTGATCTGTCTGAGGCCGAATTCGAAAAGATGCTGGAATTGATGCGTCGATCAGCGCGGAGCCCGCTCTGATGCGCGAGATTCTCGCCGCCCTGCAACCGCGCCATGATGCCTCGGCGGACACCTGGGCGGCGCGCATAACGGCCTGCTGGCGGGCCAGCGTCGAAGCGATCCTTGAAGTCGGCCGGCTGCTCACGGCCGCCAAGGAGGCCCTGCCGCACGGTGAATTCGGCAAGATGATCGAAACGCAATTGCCGTTCGTGCCGCGCACCGCGCAGATGCTCATGGCGATCGCTGACGACCCGCAAATCTCAAATCCGAAATTCGTTTCGCATTTGCCGGCTAACTGGGGTGCGCTCTACGAGCTGTCGACCTTGAAGCTGAACGAGGAACAATTTGAGGCTGGGATCGAAAAGGGACTGATCCGACCGGACGCGGAACGCAAGCCTCTAATCAACGGCGCCCGCGCTGTGATGGCCTCACGCGAACACCCTGCCGGCGACCTTGATTTCTCGCCGACGCCGCCCTGGGCCACGCGCGCCTTGATGGAGCGCGTTCTGCCGCAAATCCACGATGTCGATTTTGTGATTCCGCACCAAACCGTGTGGGAACCGGCGTGCGGGGAGGGGCATATGGCGGACGTGCTGGCGGAATATTTTCAGCAGGTCGATGGCTCGGATATTCACGATTACGGTTATGGACGCACCACCGATTTTCTGATGCCGATCGCAGAGCCTTTTGTCGCGGCCGACTGGATCGTCACCAATCCGCCATTCGATGACAAAGCCGAGCAATTCGCATTACGCGCCTTGGAACTCGCCGGCACCGGCGTCGCCATCTTCGCGCAACTGCGCTGGCTCGAAACCATCGGGCGCTACGAGCGTCTGTTCAAGGACAATCCGCCGACGTTGATCGCCATCTTCGCCGAGCGCGTCAACCTCTGCATGGGACGCTGGGACCCGGACGGCACCACGGCCACTGCCTACATCTGGCTCGTGTGGGTCAAGGGGCGACAACCGCAAGCGCCGTTCTGGATTCCGCCTGGCTGCCGCGAGTCTCTAACGCATGCGGATGACGTTGCGCGATTCACGACGCATCCGGTCACCAAACGCGAGCAACAAACCCCTTCGCTTGAGACTGAGCCTGCACGGGAGGCGGCGGAATGATGCCTCTTTGGTTTTATCTAGCCGGCAGTCTTTGCTTCGCCATCGGAACGGTGCTCGCGATTCTGGAAAAACTACAATGAGCCCGCGCGCCATCCTCACGCTCGCCTACCTCGGCACGCCGTACACCAGATATAAATCCGGCATCGTCGGCGCATTCTGCGACGCCTGCGCGCTCGCTGCCCGCCTCATGCAAAGCGGCGTCACGGTCTATTCGCCGATCGCGCACACCCACCCGATCGCGGTGCACGGCAAGATCGACCCGTTGGATTTATCTATTTGGCTGCCGTTCGACGAAGCCATGATGGAGCGCTGCGACACGCTGATCGTCGCGCACCTGGACGGCTGGGATCAATCGCGGGGCATCGCGCATGAGGTTGCGTTCTTTGAGCGGGCGGGCAAACCGATCTTCGATCTTGATCCCGGCACACTGGTGATGGTGCGTCGCAAATGAATCTCGAAAACCTCCCCGCCACCGCCGACGGCGGCGAGCCCGAACAGACAACCGAAAGCGCTGTGCTGCCTCTCCACACAGCGCCAGAGCCCGCGCGCGCCACCTCACCCCCCAACGCCCCGTGCGCGGGCTCACCTCTCATTCAGCCTGACGAAGCCATAGCCGCAGCTCTCACGGTCGCGCTCAAGGGCATCGTTCCGCGGATGATCGAACCGGACGATGTGATCGTGAAGACCGTGATCGAGGGCGTGCACATGGCGGGATGGGAGTTTGTGCCGGCGGATTTGATTGAGCGGGTGAGGGGGAAGTGATGCCGAGGGCAAGAGCGAACGCCGCCGTCAATACATGGAATTGGCGCGACGTTGAAACCGCAGCCTACATCTATCAGACCAACGTCACCGATCTATATGACGAGGACGAGCTAAAGCATCATCCCGGCGTGCGACTGCGCGCATTCCAGCTCATCGCCCAAAAACTCAATCGCAGTCTTGATCTTGTGTGCGGGCGGTTCGCCAGTTGCGGGCCGTCGTTTGCCGGCATTGCGCGGGGGACCACCGGCAGTCTTCATGTCCCAGCACAAGCGCTCGCGGATCGCGACCGTCGCAAAGAAGCGGCGGGATTGCGCGATTTCACCTCGACATTTTTCGGCGATCCGCCGCCCGGATTCAGCGCCTTGGACAAACGAGGCCGCTGATGCCCTTCATCACCGAACGCACCAACCGCGCGCACGGCACCGTCCATAAGGGCGGCGCGATCCGCCGCATCGCCGTCACCATGGACGAGCGGTTGTTCCTCGATCTGAAAGGCTACGCGCTCAGTGAAGGCCGCACCATTTCCGATGCGGCAGCGCGTGCCATCGCACAGACGCTGCGTCAGAAGCCGAAGGCCAAAACAGCATGACGGACACCCATCCGCCCACGCTCGCACCATCTCACACCGCCGTATCGCTGTCGCGCTGTGAAGGTGATTCCGTGTGTGTCTATCCCCGGTTTGCCCGTTATCCACAGGGGGTTTTGGGTAGCTTGGCTACCACGCGCGGCGACGGTTCTGCCTGGATTTTACGGCCATAGAGGGTTGGAGAAAAAGATGAGCACGAAGTCTGCGCGCTGCAAGCGCAAACGAAAAAACCGCCGCAACTTTCACGGGCTCAAGTTAGCCGGCACCAATCTCAGCCTTCAGCTGAAACGCAAATAACCCCTATGGCCGTAAAGCCCTCGCAATCCAATTGAGGGCCAAGGTAGCCAAGCTAACCATGCTTATCCGGTTGCCACACACACAAACGCTGAGACCCACTAGATATAGGAGAGCATTGACATGAGAGAGCAACAAACTGAAAAACGTCAATGGCCATGGATGGTGCAATTTGAGACTGAAAACGGCATCGTCGAATTGCCGGGGATGCCTCTTATCAAAGACGAGGACGTTTACCTCGTACGTCGTTCAGGTTCGCGGCCGTTTCCGTCTCCAACTAATAGATGTAGCGGCGGTTGTTGTCGTTGAAAGCGAACACAAGCTGTAAAATTGCGCGGCGCTTTCGCTGGCGCAGCAATTCACTCCTAGGGTAGAGACTGTGTGTGCCAACCGGATAAGCATGTAACAAACAAAAAGAACTCATGAACCACCGCTGGTCAGACTCCAAAACCACCATCGCCCACGACAGCCCTGACGGCTGCGAACGCCATGTCCGCACCTGTCAGGCATGCGGGATCATCAAGACCACCATCGGGCAACCTGACGGCCGTTGGTACGTCGAATATCAGATGCCCGGCGGGGCGGTGTGGGCGGCGCGACCGGATTGCGCGGGTGCGGAGCCGGTTAAGCTGCGGGAGGCGAGCTGTGCAGCAGCAATCGAAAAGCCCAAGCCGGCGAAGCAACAAGAGCTTGAGATATGAGCATCGAAACCCACAGTCCCGGCCTGCGACGCCGCGTCGGCAACGCCATTGTGTTCGGCGGGGTTCGCTATCCGCTGCCGCCAGCGAAAGCACCTCCCGTAAAGCCACGGCGCGACTGGATTCTCGTCGCGACCGACGATACACGGCCGCCATCCGTGCAGCACATCCTCGCCGTGGTTAGCCGCCAGTGCGGCTTTAGCGCACAACAAGTCGCGTCCCGACAGCGCAACCCCAATGTCACCCTGGTCCGCCACATCTGGTGGTATCTCGCCGTCAAACTGGCCGGCCTGTCACTGCCGCAGATCGCCGCCGCTGCCGGCGGACGCGACCACACCTCGATCATGAACGCACGCGACCGGATCACGTCGCTCTGCGCCGGGGATTCGCTTTTCGCCGCCAAGGTCAGTGCTCTCGAAATCGCCGTCAGGAGCGAGCCGCAACGATGAACGCCGGCGCGACCATAAAGCGCCGCCCGCGGCGCGTGGCGTCAGATGAGGCGCACGCCTGGGCGCGCAACCTGCGGCTCGGCAACGATCGCGCCAAAACCACGCTTGCAGCTTTGTCTCAATACGTCGACGGGGAAGGCCGTTGCTATGTCTCGATCGAGCAGATCGCCGACGACACGGACCTTTCAGCCGACACCGTGCGGCGCCGGCTGGCGTGGCTCGACCACATCGGCGCCATTGTCAGGATTCCGCAGTGGATCGATGAAAACGGCCGGCGCAACGGCGATGGCCGCGGCAAGCGCACCACCGATCAAATCGCGCTTTTGACCGAAGCCGATCCCGACGAAATCGAGGCCAAAGCGAGAGGCGCAGAGAGCGAATTTAGCCCTAGCAGCGTGCAAGGGCTAAATGACGACGCCAGCCCTAGCATCCAGCAAGGGCTAAATCCGGTTAGCCCTCGGTTAGCCCTCGGCCAGCCCTCGCAGTCCTGCGAGGGCCTAATCTCTGAACCTGAACCTGAACCTAAAGAAGATTCCCCCCTACCCCCCGAAGACGGGGGGACGCGTGTTGACGATGGGTGGGAAGATTTTAAGAGGGAGTGGCTGGAACCGATGCAGCGCCCGTCGCTGGCGCAGCAGGTCTGGCGAACGCTGACGGTCGAACTGCAACGGCGAGCACCACGAGCCGCCAAGGGCTATTTCACCTATCAGAAATCGCAGGGCAAAAAAGCACCATCGACCGTCAGCGCTCAGACGTTCCTGCGGGAAACGCTAGGCTGGGATCGCTGGGAAACCTATGCGCCGGCAGAGCCAGAAAAGCCGGCCGACATGGTGTTTGAAGCCGAAGGCTCACCGTCATGGCGCGCTCGCCTCGTCATTGCCGCGATCGCCGGCACAACGCCGCCGAAAGCCTTAACCGGCGTCGGCGGAAAACGCTTTCAGAAATCACTCAACGAGGCCGAGCTCGCGCTGGCGCAGTTCGCCGATGGCGACCCGGAAAAGTGGCCGCTGCGCAAAGACGGAACCAACGAATGTGGCGCCTGGAAGCGGTTTCTCGGCATCGAAGCGCGCGAGATCAAGATCGGCGTGCGGCGGTACGAATATCTGCCCGGCAAGTGGAACGATGCGTGGCCGATCCGCGAAAGCGGACTGCGGACGCCGATTCCATTTCCGCCCCTCAAAGACGGCACGATCTCGACCGGCCCTCCCGACACGCTCCTAACCGACCAAGACGTCCAAGACCTCAAAGAACTCGGCAAAATGACAGGGTGAAGGAATCATGCTGATGGCGATGAAGCCGAACGGCAATATCGGTCAGGTACGCGAAGCCCTTCAACGGGGTGACATCGTCGGCTATGTCGAACCACGTCGTCAAAACGTGTGCATCGTCAGCGGCCGATGGTTCGGGGTGTGCACCGAGGGCCGGCAAGAGACACTGGCGCGGGGTGAAATCGCCGCAGCCGGTCTGATCTCATACCTGCCGATGGTTCCGCGGCGCGAGAGTCATGGCAGGGGTGCAGAGCGAACCACATGGCGGCCGATGTTTCCGAGCTACATGCTGGTAAAATGCGATCCGACGCCCGATCATTGGGACATCGTCAAAGCGTCCCGCGGCGTGCACCGCATTTTGGGGATTGATGGACCACAACACATCGGCGACGACGCTATCGACGTGATCCGCCTGTATGAGGCCGAGCAGGCCGAAAAGGAAAAGCATCGCATCCGGTGCGACGAAGCCCGCAAAGCTGCCCAAGAAAAAGGGAAATCCGGCATCATCTGGGACTTTGCGCCTGGTGAGATCGTGAAGATCAAGCATGGCCCGTTCGCAGGCTTCTATGCACAACTCGAAACGGCCGTTGACGACCACGACAGAATCAGGGCACTCGTCGATTTATTCGGGCGTCAAAGTTCCACCTCGTTCTCAGCATTCGACTTGGAAGCGCCTTGAGCCGGTAAAAAACCGAGCCATCGCTACAGCGGACGCTTGGTGAAACTGACACGACAGCAGCAGCCGGCATCGCCAAGATGTCGGCTTTTTTGTTGCCATAGGGTGTATGCCCCTACGCACCATAGGCCGTAAGCTACAGCCGTCATCGCATCATCGGCTCAAGTTTCCCCCAAAGGTCGCCGATAAGGAACTGCAGACAACGGAGCATAAGCAGTTCCGGTTGATCGTATGCCGCCGCGCCGGTTGGCAATGCCAGTGGGTCGAGAACGGCCTGCGCTGTCCGAAGCGTGCACCCCAAGACCGGATGATCGCCGATCACATCGTCGAGCGTGAAGACGGCGGCTCCCTCTACGATCCCGACAACGGTCAATGCCTGTGCGTCCCTCACAACACGCTCAAGGGAACGATGGCCAGAGCAATCCGCAGCCGCGCGGGGGGATAGGGGGTTAAATTTCGGCGCCGGTGGCCGGCTGCAACCGCATTGAACCTCATGCGCACAAAATTTCCCCGTGGCACAGGAGGTTTGATTTCGATGTCAGTAATCAATGGAAATCAAACGTGCCACAAAATGCAGGCAAGTCAGCCAAGGATGGCACGCGTCGCGGTGGCGTAAGGCTAGGTGCCGACGGCAAGCCGCTCCAAGGGCGCAAGAAGAAAGCGCTATCGGCGCCAACGTCGCTGAGCAAGCTCGAGCTGGCGGCGCTGCTGGTCGAGGGAACCGACTCGCCTCCGGAAGAGATCGACGGAGTCGCGCAAAAGCACGTCGCGCTCGCGATCGAGACGCTGTCGCGGCTGCTGATCTACGGGACGAGCGAAGCCGCCAAGATCACGGCCGCCAAGGAAATCCTAGACCGCGGCTATGGTAAGCCGGCGGTCGAGATCGGCGGCGACGCCGCGATGCTGCCGTTCATGATGGCACCGCCTTCGACCGCGGCGCCATCGCTCACAGCGGAGGTTCGCGCCCAGGCGCGCAAGTTTGCGCCGATCGCCGTCGCCGTGCTGCGCAAGATCGCCCAGGACGGCCAAAGCGAAAGCGCCCGCGCCCAGGCCTCGAAGGCGCTGCTCGATCGCGGGCTCGGCACGGTCGGCAAGGCGCGGATGCCAGACGAGCAGCGCGAAGCTCCGCTTGGCAAGAAAGAGCAGGCGAACCGAGCGGCGCAGACGGCGGCGACCGGGCGCTATGCCACGCCGCCGGCGCCGGGCGGCGCGCAAACGGTCCAGTGAGTTCCGATGATCAAAGTCACCTTGCGCCTGCCGAAAGATTTTGCTGCCAGGCTCACGCTGCTCGCGCGCGACAACAGACGCTCGCTTCAATGCGAGTGCACGCGCCTTATCGGATGGTCGCTCATGGGCGCAAATCGCGCCCGGCGTGCGAAGGTCGCAATCCTTGCTGGGACACGAGCGGAAGCAAGGGCGCGCGCGCTGGAACTCGGGCTATGCTCAGACCGATGGTTTTATGCATGCTCGGTTGAAGCGGCGACGGGACGCTTCGTTCGCTCGATCGAGAAGATCGGCACGTATCGCCGCCACAAGCGCTGGCGCGCCATCATTCGCCAATTGCGCGGAGGGATCATCTCGGCGAGCGCGCAAATGGATGCCGCTCACAAATATCGGCAATGAGCGGCGAACCATGGTGGTCGACGGCGTGTCTCGATTGGGAAGAGCGGATCGTCGAAGGCCGATCGCTCATCCCCTTCGGCCCGCTGTTTCCTGATGAGGCGAAGGGAGCGCTTGAGGTCTTGAACGGCCTGCGCCTGGTCGATGTGTCGGGACAGCCGACGCTCGGTCAATCGATCCGGCCATGGGCTGCGGAATTCGCTGGTGCCATCTTCGGGGCCTACGAGGCCTCGACCGGCATCCGCCACATCAACGACTTTCACCTCGACATCGCCAAGAAGAACATCAAGTCGACGCTGGCCGCTGGCATCATGACAACGGCGCTGGTACGCAACTGGCGGCAGTCCGGCGAGTTCTACATCTTGGCGCCGACTAAGGAGATCGCCGACAACTCGTTTTTTCCCGCGCGGGACATGGTGTACGCGGACGAAGACCTCAAACAGATCCTTCACGTCCAGCCCAACTTCCGGATGATCACCCACCGGAACACGGGCGCGTTCCTGAAGGTGGTGGCGGCCGACAGCGAAACCGTCGGCGGCAAGAAGACGATCGGCCTTTTCATCGATGAGCTCTGGCTGTTCGGCAAGCGCGCCAACGCCGAGCCGATGATCCGGGAAGCGAAGGGCGGTCTCGCGTCGCGCCCGGAAGGTTTCGTGATCTCGGCTTCGACGAAGCCCGACGGTGCACCCTCCGGTATCTATGCGCAGCGGCTCGAATATTTCCGCGGCGTGCGCGACGGCAAGATCAAGGATTCGCGAAGCCTCGGCGTCATCTACGAGCACCCGAAGCGGTTCCTCGACAGCGGCGACTTCAAGAAGCGCCAGTATTTCTACATCCCGAATCCGAACCTCGGCGCGTCGGTCAGCGAACAGTACCTGGTCGACGAGTTGGCGAAGGCCGAGCACGCCGGCATGTCGGCGGTGGTCAATTTCTGCGCCAAGCACCTCAACGTCCAGCCGACGATGGCGATGCGCTCGGACGGCTGGGCCGGGGCGCGGATATGGCACCGCGGCGTCGACGAGACGCTGCGCTCGCTCGACAAACTGCTCCGCCGCTGCGATGTCGTCTGCATCGGTCTTGACGGCGGCGGCCTCGACGATCTGCTCGGCGTCGGCGTCATCGGCCGCGAGCGCGGAACGAAGCGCTGGCTCGGCTGGGCGCACGGTTTGATCTCGTCGATCGGGCTGTCGCGGCGTAAGGCAAACCTCGCCGAATATCGCAGGTTCAAGGAACAGGGCGATCTGACGATCTTCCGTTTTGCGGGCGAAGACGCCGCCGAAGCCGAAAGCGATTCGGAGATTGCCGATCTGTTGGCGGACGTTCCATCGCCGTCGATCGTGCCCGGTGTGTTGCCGGCCGACATTCAATTCGTTGTCGACCTGGTGATCAAGGTTCGCGACCTTGGCTTGCTCGCCCAGGTCGGCGTGGATGCCGCCGGCATTGGTGCCATCGTCGACGCGCTCGCCGAAATCGGCATCACGCAAGACGCAGAGAAGCTCGATGCAGTGCGCCAGGGCATCGGCCTCATGGGCGCCTTCAAG